TAGTTAGTGTATTGCTATACTTCCGTTGCTTGCAACGAAGATATGTAACAACATATCTGTGAAGGTAGTAATACATGATGCTAAGAAACTCCAACCTCTAAGCGAAGCGTAGGTTGGAGAGGTTCATGATGTTATAATATAAAGTAATAATAAGTTAAAGAGTAGACAGTTATAGCTGTTTACCCTTTAATTTTAAAAGAGGAGATAATTATGAAATATCTTATAATTGATTGGTTTAATCTTGTAAAACGCTATACTTATTCACAAGATATATCTGACTTAGACGAAGCTGAATTGATCAGTAGTCTAACGATTAATTTAATTAATAAAATAACAGAGTTAATTAGTGAGTTTAAACCTGACATGTTATATATCTGTTCTGATAATGGTTATAATAGAAGAGCAACTGCCATTAATAGCGATTATAAAAGTGATAGAAAGAAGTTTAAGAGCTTAACCGAAGAAGAAAAAGAGAAGAGTTATATCGAGTATCTTAAAAAAGTCATATATACTCTACCATTTCCTTTTATCGAAGTAAAAAATACAGAAGCTGACTTAATCGTACATATTTTAATTAGATATTTAAAAAGGCTCGATGATAAAGCGAAGTTCATTATAACAACAAGCGATTCTGACTTTATTCAATTACTGAATGATGATGTTATTATATTTGATTGGTATAAGGGAGAAATTTCAGTTAATAATTGGTATGTTAAGTATAAATTAGATGCTTGGTTTAATCACCGTAATTACGTGATTGCTAAATCTATAGTCGGTGATAAGAGTGACAATATAAAAGGAATTTATAATTGGGGTTGGAAAAAGGTATCTAGATTATTTAATATTATCGATAAAATATTTAATAATAAAATTATCATCAGCAACGTTGTTGAATTGGATAGATATATTAATAATATTTTAGATAATTATAATGATAAGTTAAATAATAAAGATAAAAAATTATTAGAAAATTTTAAAGTTATTTTAAGTGATAATAATAATAAAAAATTGATCCAAACTAATCAATCGATCATCGATATGTCAAATTTAGAAAATCCATTTATATATAAAATAAACTCAGCAATAACTAGAGAGACATTTGAAAGAAAGCTTAAATATAATCAACAAGAGTTCTATAAACTATTACATTTAAATATACATAAAGGAAATGATACAGAATATGCACAAATATTACAAAGAAACGCAAAATCTAGTGCAATTTTAATGCATTTTTCACATAAAATAAATCAAACAGTAAAAAATATTAAACAAGCAAAGGTGATGTTATGAGAGGCATTCTAGTGGGAGATATTCATATCGATAACGTAAAGACATCTATTGCTAACAGTGATTCATTTACTGAAGTATTTCAATTGTTTGACTTGATAAGAAATACTATCTATGAAAAAAAACCTGATTTTACCATCTTCTTCGGTGATATTTTCAATTCTCCTAATTCAATAACATCATCTGTGATGAGTATAATTTCAAAGCTCATAGCCGAGATCGCGTTAGACACCACTGTTTTATTTATAGTCGGTAATCATGATGATGTTGATAATAAAATGTCAGTAGTTAGAGTCGGTGATAGAGATATAAAAGTAAGAGCATCATTACTAGCTCCATTTGCTCATTATCAAAATGTAGTTGTCTTCGATTCACCTAAAGTTGTTAAAATTCAAGATGGTGTAGAAGTTGCTTTTATTCCATATAGCACTAATATATATCCATATCTAGATGAAGTTAATAAAAAATTCAGTGTTGGCACTAAGAGAATTCTTATGGGGCATTTTGATATATTTCAGACTTACTATATGCAAGGTTACAGAAGAGAAGATTTTATGAATATCCCAACTGCTGAAGAATTAGTAAAGAAATATAAATATGACTTAGTATTACTTGGTCATGTTCACGATCAAACCGAATATAATATCGATGGGAAGAAAGTTATGTATATTGGATCAAGTAGAAATGTAGACTTTCGTAACACTGGTGAGAATAAAGGATTATATTTACTTGATTTTAATACATTAAAAATGAAATATATTGACAATCCATATACATATATATACAAGATATTTAATAAATTCGAAGATTTAGAGCACTATTGTAAGAACAATGAATTAGAAAAGCTAAGTAGGACTAAGATTCTATATAAATATAGTAGTACTAAAGAAGTACAAAAAGTATCAAAGTTAAAAGAATTTTTTAAATCTGTAAAGTTCGTTAAATCAACTCAGCCAAATGAACTCAACCAAGTATCATTAGGTGCTATTCATGAGTTTGAGGAGCTTCTCACTAATAACCTATTAACCAGTGATCAGTTAATCGATTATGCTCTACAATTTAAAGAACCACCTACTACCAAAGAAGATGCTTTGAATATTATTAAATATGTCAAAAGACGGTGAAAATAAAAAATGAAGAATTTATTATCAGAATTGAGATTGGCTCTAGCCATACGTCTTATTAAGATAGCTATCTGGGTTATTAATAAGAAAACCATAGAAGGAATATCGTTAGTAGTAGCTATAGACAGCTGGGCTAGATATCTAGAACATTCTTATAAGGAGCAGTCGAGCTCAGAGAATAAATTGTTTAAAGTATAATTATATGCGAGGATGGTTTAATGCGCATTAAAAGTATTAAGCTAAAGAATTTTTTATCCTTTGGTAATGTTAATTTGAACTTAATTCAAAATATCAATGATGATCCGACTTTATATGTTATAGATGGAATTAACTATGATAACGATAGTGAAGATGCTAGCAATGGTAGTGGAAAGTCGGCATTAATTGGTGAGTCGATAACTTATAACATATATGGAAAAGGTTTACGGGGAACTAGAACGAAAGTTAGACTCAATGATATGATTAAATATGGTTGTCAAAATATGTTTAACGAAGTAGAGTATTTGATAGAAACATCAGATGGACCTAAGAGTTTAGTTATAACACGGTCTAAACAACTTGATGGAGCTAGCACTGTTAATGTATCTATAGATGGTGAAGAAAAGACTAAACGAACCAAGCAATTATCTGATAAAGATATAAAATTATTCATAAATATCTTACCAGAAGTATTTTCACAAGTGATCATTTATTATAGAGACAATATTAATCTATTATCTATGAATTACGGGCAGAGACTTGATTTTTTTAAAAATGTCATTGATTTGAGTTTAATAGATGATTATTATAATAAAATTAAAGATTTTAAAAATATGAACGACAGGTTTCTTGATAAATTAACTTATAATTATAAAAATACTAAAGAAATTATTGATATAGTAGATGAAAATAGAGATAAGTATAAAATATATCTAGAGTCTAAATTAAATGAATTGTATAATGAATTAAAAATTTTAGAGTCTAAAAAATTTGAAGATACAGAATCTCTTGAAACTAAGTTAAGTGAGTTAGATAAACAATTAGGAGAGTTAGATAAGGTTATATTAGATTGTCAAAGTAATATTACATATACTAGAAAGAACATGGATAAGTTAGAGAAGGAACTTAAAAAAATAGACTCTTTAGTCGATGTGGAGTGTCCAACTTGTAAACAATATGTACCAAAGAAACATATAGATAGTATTAGTGAACGTTATAAAAATGAATTGAATACATTGTCAAATGAGTTAAATAAATTACTCAACAACCTTGATCAAGCTAATGCTGAGAAAAGAAAAATTAACAAAGATAAAAGCAATTTAAAAGAAAAAATAGATAAGATTAATAATGCCAAAATACTTAATAAGCAAAATATAAAAAATATTAAAATTGAAATAAATAAATTAGAAAACGAAATCAAAGAACTTCAGAACACTAGCGACAATACTGTTGATAAAAATAAATATGAAAAAAGATTAGAAGCAATTACTAAAGCTATTAACATTCGAAATAACTGGAAGCAAAATTCAGAGTATTGGTATAATCTTTTTGCCCCTAAATCATTATTACGTAGTGCTATTATTCGAAGATACATTAATGTCTTAAGTGATATTTTTGAGTACTATGTGTCAAAACTTTATAACAATGAAATTCTTAGTAAAATTGAAATAGATGATGATGGGCAGATAGATATTTTATTATATAAAGACAATTTTGAGACGAATTATTGGCAAATGAGCTCTGGCGAACGTAAGAGGATTGATATAGCAATGATGTTTTCTCTATACGAATTTACATCATATCTTAATCCAAATATACCTAGATTTTTAATATTAGATGAGATATTCGATTCACTCGATTATCCAGGAATCAGGGCAGTTACCGAAGCATTACTTGATGTACAACAACGACATAAAGTAGATTTATTTGTCATTTCACATATACCATTGCCATTAGAGGATTTAAATACTTCAACAAAGATAAAACATATTTTGGTAACTAAGAGAGACAAAACATCGGTAGTTGAGTCAATAAGCTAAATAAGAAGTGGTGGTTGGTTTATGTTGAAGAATATTAAGTTGATCGTGAATTATATACTCGCTTCTGTCGAGAGTGAAGTTAACACTATAAACTTTGTCGACATTGATGATACAATCTTCAAGACTGATACTAGAATCCGAGTTATAGATAAGGATGGTAATGTTAAGAAGAGATTGACAACTGAGGAATTTGATAAGTATGTGCTTAAACCAGGAGAATCATATGATTTTTCTGAGTCCTTAGATTCTGAAATTTTTTATAAAACCGCCAAACCAATTAAGAACGTTCTGGATAAAATTAATGATATATTAAATAATGCTAAAAACAATAAAATAATATTTTTAACTGCCCGTGCTGATATGAATGATAAACATAAGTTTCTATCTGTCTTTAAGAAATATGGCATACCAGTTGATAATAAGAATTTAGTATACATTGAACGTGCTGGCAATTTGATGCTAGAAGCTCCCATAGCTAAAAGAATCATAATTGAAAAATATCTTTCTAATGGTAATTATAAAAAAGTCAGACTTATCGATGATTCAGAACGTAATTTAAAAGAATTTCTGAAATTAAGAAATAAATATCCAAATATAAAATTTGAAGCTGTACAAGTGACTAAAGATGAAAAGCTTAAAATATTAGATGATTAAATTAAGTTCATAATGGTTGGAGAAATGACATACATGAAGAACCTCATTGGAAATGAACTTAAACCGACTAAATTCCAGAAGAGAATCATCGATAGAATTAAAGATAAAAATGCCCTCGTATTAATGCCGACTAATTCCGGAAAGACTATAGTTGCATATACGTGGGCTAATATTTTGAGTGATGACTTTAGAAAAATAATTTTTACCGCACCAATTAAAGCTTTGTCTAATGAGAGATATAGAGAATTAAATAAAGAAGGATTAGACGTTGGATTAATTACTGGTGATGTTAAATGGAATCCTAAAGCTAGAATCCTTTGTATGACACAGGAGATATATCATCAGTACTATTATAAAGTACCATCATACGTCGTAATCGATGAATTTCATTATATATTCAATAATGAAGACAGAGCGCGGTGTTATATTGAATCAATTGCAAATACTAATCCAAAGACAAACATGTTACTAATGTCGGCGACATGCGGTAAACCCAATGAAATTAAAAAACATATTGAGAATTTAACAAATCGAAAATTTTGTCTAGCAACATCGAACGAGAGACTAGTACCGTTAGATATTAATATGAAAGGTATAAAATTAGATAAAGTAAGAGATGCGATAATTTTTTGCTTTTCTCGTAAAGCCATTAATCAGTTAATTAGTGAACTTTATGAATGTAGGAAAAAAATATCAGATAGAAAGATAAGAAAGATATCCGACTTAGCGTTAGAGTATAAAGTCGAATTTTTTCCAGAATGGGAGATTGGTATTTCTCGCTATCACGGTAAATTACTTCCAAAGGAGAAAATGTTTATTGAGTATTTATATCGAAATGGTTATGTGGATACAGTCGTCGGAACTGATTCTCTAGCTTTAGGAGTTAATTTACCAGCTAAATGTGTTGTTATAGCTCAAGTCTATAAACCATGGATCGGTTATCTAAAACCTTCTGAGTTTAATCAACTTATCGGTAGAGCTGGTAGATTTGGTCAACATGATATTGGAATAGCTACTTGGTTAAAAGATTCTCCAGTTGAAGATTATGATATAGATTTGAAAGGTGAGTTTGAGCGATTAGCTACATCTGAGCTTGAAGATGCTAAAATACAAGTTGATGTAGATTATCAAGCATTATTAGCAGGAAGGTTCTTAGATGACGAAGTAGCACTTTGTTGTAAATACTCATTTCCTGAAGGTAATACAGATTATTATAATAAACTAGTACATGAAGGATACAAGGATATTGAAACATATTTTGATTTTGTTTTAAGTAAACATAGTAAAATATTTTTTGATCAATATAAAAAGCTACTTCTTATGTCTTATCTACCTGAGTGGAGTCTTTGGAGGAATTTACTAACTACTGAAATAATAACTGATGAATATGTTAAGACTGGACGCTTACATATGCAAAATATATTACCAATATTAGAATCTGAATTTGAATTTGCCAATACTAGTATAGGAGAATATCTGCATGAATTATTATTAATTAATAAGTGGGCTAGAAACATTTCTGATATATCTGATATACTATTATTTGGTTTAGATTATCTGAATGAATTAATCGATGAAATAGATTATACAGTGTTCAGACCAGATTTGAGTATTGAATGATCAATATATACAATAATAATTATTCATAAGGAAGATATGTACCTATGGAAGAAATATGGTTAAGTCCATCATCATTTCAGTATTTGTTATCAATTGATTTTACCTTTTGTAGAGGGTGTCCTATGTCTAAATATCATCGAGGATATTTGGATAGTATTACATCAGATGTAGAATGTACTAGAGATAATGAACATGTTCGATCACAATTTATTTTATTACTTAAAACGTTAGAAAAAATTGATCAAATAGCTGAGTTAGAGAGAAAAATTCCAATATACATTAACTATTATAGACAAAAATAATTTTAATTAATTTTGGTATGTACATTTATTATAATACATGTTATAATATTTTCGTGGATATTTAGGCAGGCGGGTAGATAATTAAGAAGTTAGGTAAAATAAGGAGGTAGTGAAATATGATTTTGAAAATGAGAAGTGTTCATGGTTGGGTAATAGTTCCAGATATTGGTTTTATAGAATACGGTAATGCTGAATCGAAGAGAATGGGTTTTTATGAAATTGAAGCTCCAGGATTTATGAATTTCAACACTGAAGTTCTTGGTAAAAAAACTATAGTTCCCGTTATAAAATCACCATTACCAGATGAAGATTTATATTATCCAAATGATGATATTATAGTAATAAAATCGTCGGATTATAATACTATATTAGAAAAAGTGCGTGTAAATGGAAGATCAAAACATGAAGTTGCCCATGATGATAATGAAGACGATATTCACATTGAATTAGTTACATTCATGTCATGGCTTTGTGATGAACTTGGTAGAATATATCTTTTTAATGATGCATATTTGTTAAATGATCATGGTGATACTATTGAACATATTTTGTAAATAGTTAGATATATATCTGCCTGCCTAAATTCACATTTAATAGAATTAACAGAATTGATTATGAACAGGAGGTTCATTTAAGTAATCAATGAAAAACAGAAGTACATTTGATAATAATTTTAAAAATAAAGATCAAGAAAAATTTTTAGAAATAGTAAATTTTCAAGATTTAGTAGAAATAAAAGAGAGTAGATACAAGAGAAGAAAAAGAAATTTTAAGAGAGAATATCAAAGAAAATATTTATAAACACGAAAAATTTGTTATAATATAAATAGGAGGAGATTGATATGAAGAAACGTTTAGCGGTTATAGTGTGTTTGTTATTAGCGATGTTTGTAACGCCAGTATTTGCTGACCTCATATTAGTGCGGGAAAGTGATAATATAGGTTATATGTGTGATGAAGATGATCTAACTGCAAGATATTATATTATGGATTTGGATAAATTTTTTACCTACATTATGTATGCCGTTGCACTTCGAAATGAGTATGATCATTTTGTATATATAGCTAATCAATATTATAATGTTGGAAAATACACTTATAGATATCAAATCATGTGTGGCAGAGGTTTAGTTTTTATGTATTTCTATAGACCAGTAGGTGATGTTTGGTACGAACAGATCACAGATCTACCAGCAGAGGACATTAAAATTATCGAAGAAGTTATAACTGAATACGGGCTACCAGAATTTCCTAAAGACTAAATAGAGTGTATATATTTGAGGGAGGTAGGAATTAATGAGAAATATAAGTTTTACACTCGCAATATGTGCACTATTAATAATATCAGTCACTGGTTTTTCATTCGCTTTATCTGGTATTTCATATATAAATCAAGATGATAACAATACATGCTATGTTTTATCAGAAGATAATCCAGATATTAAGTTTTATATCAATGATGTAAATAGATTTGTTAGAGATATTGTTAATGCAACGATACATAGAAATGACTATGATGAATTAACATTAATTGGTGATTTAGTTCATATTGATGGTATGTATACTCACAAATACGAAGTTTTGGCTGGAAATGGTGAAGTACACATTTATTTGTATAAATTATTGGACAATGATTTTGGTGATGATTTGTATATTACATTATCTATGGAACAAATCAATAATATTGAGCAGACTATTAATAATTCAACAACTGAGTCAAGTGAAATGTCTTCAAGTAATTCAATCACAACAAATTTACCCAATGTTCAATCTGTGTCAACATATTCACAGATACTTAATAATGCAGATGCCAATGATGCCTATAGTACTATGGCAGGTTTGTCTAGAATAACACCTAATGATTCTACCAAAAAAGTAATGTTATTATATCATCCAGTATTAAATATTAGAGACATATTAGACAGTGGTGTTAATCTGCATAATATAACTGATTTTTACTCAAATATATTATATATATTAAATAATGAATAATAAGTTAATTTCTGAAGTCTTCAACGTAGCGGTGGAATTCTTCATTCCTATCAATGATTATCTCAATGCATTTTCCACCGCCTACGTTGTTTTTTATTAATATGTCGATTTCTTCTTTTAGTTTTTTAAGTGCTTCGTTAAAAATTAAAGGCTTAGAATATATTCCGATTTCACTCCACAAACGAATTAACTTAAGTTGTCTGTTTTGACATAATTCATCTTTTTTAATCTTATCATTCAATTGTCTTTTTTGAATGATTCTTTTAGAGGTACCCTTTTTCTTGCGTGTGCAATGCAGGGTACCATTGTATTCTATATAAATTGGAAATTCTTTAGTTTCAACGCATAAATCGATTTCGTATGGTGGATATACATCTTTTAAGTTATGCTTAATAATATAATCAGGATATTGTAGAGTTAAAAATGTATGGATAGCCTTTTCAGTTTGAGATGAGAATTCTTCCTCGGTATTAAGAATATCATTTGTCTCTTTAATATATAATTTTTTGCACTTTTTGCTACAGAATTTTTTAGGCGTTTCATATTGGGAATAAAATTTCTTAAATGACAGGGGTTTTCCACAGAAATAACAGACAACTGGGTGAGAATAATAATTCTTTTCAAGGTTTTCGATAAAGTTAAATTTTGCAGTCACAAAACCAGCTCCGATCGGGAGTCTTGTAATACTAATTAGATTTAAGTTTGTATTTTAAAATATTTATCTGGATAGTATAGATTAATTAATATTAAGGAGTGGTATAGGCTTATGTCTACAAATAATGTTTCATTAGGTGAACTATATAAGAAATGGGTGTTTGCAAGGTCATCGCAATTGCCAGCAACTGAAAAAGAGATTGACAAAAATGCTTTAGAAATTCTTAAATTGAGATATTTTATAGACTTACCTGATGGTCAAAAAGAAAGCAATTTTTCTCAGCTCTGTAGAAGAGTTGCACGAGTCATTGCCGCTGGTGAGTATAAGGATAATCTATCAGACGAAGAGTTAGAATATATATTAAACATTGAAAACAGTATTTATAATGATATGATGAGTCATCGTTTTTTATTTAATTCGCCTGCTTTATTTTCAGCTGGTGTTGGTATCAGCTCTAATAAGAATTTAAGTAAATACTTATACAAAACACTTACTCCTGGTAACTATGAAGAGATAAGAGATACCTATGAGAAGATATATAAGAATTATAGTAAAAATCAAATGATGTTTGCTTGTTTTACTCTTGAAGTACCAGATTCGATTGAAGGTATCTTCGATAGTGTTAAAAATGCTGCTATCATTTCTAAATATGGTGGTGGAGTAGGGGCTAATTTTGGTCATTTGCGTGAAAAAGGAGCTTTAATTGCCGGTGGATGTGGTGGACAGGCATCGGGCCCGATATCCTTCATGCAGAATTGGAACACAATGGGTTCAACCGTAGTTCAAGGTGGTAAAAGACGTGCTGCTTTAATGGGAATGCTTAATATTCATCACCCAGATATTGAAGAGTTTATCTCATGTAAAGAGGTAGATGGTAGTTTAAGTTATTTTAACATATCTGTGGCTATAGATGATAAATTTATGCAGGCAGTGAAGAATGATGATGTATATGATCTTAAATCACCAGCCAGTGGACGTATTGTAAAGACTGTCAAAGCTAGAGATTTATGGAATAAGATATGTACTAATGCTCATAAAAATGGTGATCCAGGTTTATTTTTTATCGATATAGTAAACAGAGATAATCTATTAAAGAATGATGAGAAATATTATATTGAGACTACAAACCCGTGCGGAGAGCAGCCATTACCTAATGATTCTAGCTGCAATTTAGGTTCAATCAATCTTGCTGAATTTGTTACTGATGATGGTACATTTAATTATAAAGAATTTAAAGATCAAATTTTAAGATCAATATATTACTTAGATTTAGTTATTGATGTTACTAATTATCCATTGAAAAAAATAGAGAAGAATACTAAGGATATTCGTCCTGTCGGTCTAGGTATTATGGGATTAGCAGACGCATGCATTATGCTAGGTATTAAATATGGTTCTAAAGAGTTTGAAGATTTTACATTGAATATAGCAAAAACTTTAGCAGAATATTCATTAATAGCTACAGCTGCTATAGCTGCTGTAAAAGGACCATATCCTCATTTTGACGATGAAAAAGGTGAAAGAAATTACTTAACTAGGATAATAAAAGATTATGATATAACACTTGATCATATTAAATATATAGTAGAGAATGTCATTCCTAATTCAGATTTACCGACATCATTTAAAAATGCTCTTATTAATATATATAATGATCAAGATTATATTATTAATGAACAATTCGTTATAGAATTATTTAAATCGATATTTAGTGTTGAAAAGGGCAATAATGGTTTGAGAAACTCAAGGAGATTATCGATCGCTCCAACTGGGACTATATCATTATTATTAAATACGAGTTCTGGAATTGAACCAAATTTTTCATATACATGGACTAGAGAAGTAACTGTATCTACTACAGAGAAACAGCAATTGACTTATCATCACAGATTATATAATGAAGAAAATGAAGAACAAGGATTGTTAATTAAAGCACATGATTTAACACCATTACAACATGTCAAAGCAGTTTCTATCTTTGCGCCGTATATTGATAGTGCTATAAGTAAAACGGTCAATATGCCCAATGAATCAACTGTCGATGATGTAAAAAAAATATATGAATATTGTTTTGATAATGGTATTAAAGGAGTTACTATCTATAGAGATGGTTCACGTAGTGAACAACCAATTAAAAAAGTAGAGCAAAATAAACAGAACAATAATAATATTAATGTGAGTAAAGTTAAGACTAGACCTAAGTTTATGCATGGTGTTACTACTAAGTGCGAATCACCATATGGTTCTATTTATATAACAGCTAATTTTGATGATGACGGTAAAATGTTTGAAACCTTTATTTCTGCCGGTAAATCTGGAAGTGTTTCAAAGTCGATAACTGAAGCTTTGAGTAGAGTTATAAGTTTAGCACTACGATCTGGAGTAGATATTAAGGATTTAATAGATACAATGAGTAATATATCTGGTTCTGAAATATGGGTATATGATTCTTTAGACGGCACAGAGATTATTGTCAAGAGTATTCCTGATGCCGCCAGTAAAATGCTTCGAGATTTGAATAATTATTATAAGTTATTAATTAGTGGTAATGATAAGAATATTATTCAAGATAGTCAAGAAAAAGTTGAATTAATACCAGAGAAATTTGGACACTATAGGAACTGGTGTCCTGAATGTAATGCACAAATGATTCAAGCATCAGGTTGTTCAATGTGCCCAAGTTGTGGTTATTCAGATTGTAAATAGAAGGAGGAAGTTAATTATGGGTGATAGATCTAGAAGGATTACAGAATTAGTAAAGAGAGTAGAAGCATTAGAAACTCAACTGGAAGAAGCTGAGTTGTCATTGTTCCAGGCAGTTGTAAAATTAGAAGCTTTAACTAAGCTTGTCACTGAGAAGGAATATATCAGCTATGATGAGTTAGAAGATTATATGCAACAAGTACTTGAATACTATCAACAACGCGCTTCTGATGAAATCAAAGATAGCAATGATAATGAATCAAATAGTGGTGGAAAATTAAATATAGAAGTTGTTAAAGAACCAGATTATAGCATTCACGCAGAATAAACGATATATTAACTATTTACTTTTTCGCCAGATGTGATATAATTTATATATTACTAGTTCCAATCATGTGATTAGGAGTTGACCGGAAATAATATGGTTGATAAAAATAAAAAGATTCGAAAGATTAATTTTCTACCCACAAAAATAAAGTATAATAGTTCGAGTAAATGTATAGATATGTATTATAGGACAAGAGGAGTAAATAGACTTAATCATGTTTCAATTCCATTTGATCACTATATATACATGTCTACTAGATATCATAAATATGGAATTAATGATATCGTCTATAAACATCTGAATACTGGTGAAGAGTTAGTAAAAGTATACATTAATCCTAGAGATGCATATAATTTATATAAAACATCTAATTTATTACATGGAGAAGCAGATGTTTCTCCAGAACAACGCTTCGTTTGTGATTCATTTTATAATGTTGAGTTTCCATCAACTATACAACCACGTGTATTTTATCTGGATATTGAAACTTATACTAAAGATGGTAATATGCCTAGTTTTCAAAATAACTTAGCAGATATAAATGCTATTACAATATATGATAGTTATACAAATAAATTTTATTCATGGTTTTTATTAAATAAAGATTATATTAAAAGACCAAAAACTGCTTATAGTGATATAGAAAAAGAAGTGAAAGAATATGGTGAAGTAGTACTTTATTTATTTGATAATCCTAAATCATTGTTAGTTTCATTTATTCAATTTGTTAAACAAAATTGTCCTGATATTATAACAGCTTGGAATTCCAAGTTTGATATTCCATATATATGTAGAAAAATAATTGATTATGTAGGTTTGAATGGGCTTGAATCTCTAAGCCCGTTTAACTACGTGAGCTCAAAGATTAAGTACGCTTTAGAGAATGATCAAGATTTAAATTTAGACAATATTATTCCAGGTATAGATGTAATAGATATGTTAACGTTGTATAAAAAATATGCTGATACTGAAAAACCATCATATGCACTTAAATTTATTGCTGAAGAAGAATTAGGAGAATCGAAGTTAATCAATGGTGCTGATGATGAAGAATATATTGATCCGTCTGAGTTATATTTAAACAATTTTGTTAAATTTTGTAAATACAATATTCAAGACGTACGATTATTAGTAATGTTAGAAGATAAATTGAAGATTATAAATTTAGCTATCACAATAAGAAATATTTCAAAAGTCAATTTTCAAGATATATTTTATGAAACAAGAATAATTGATTATATGTTATTGATGGAAGCTGTTAGACGCAGAGAGGAAGAAGGTTGGAATTACGTTCTTCCCTCAAAACCACAATTTATTCCTAAGAGCAAATATTTAGGTGCTTATGTTAAACCACCGATAAAAGGATTATTTAAGTGGGTATCTGATTTGGATTTTAAGTCACTATATCCATCGATCGTTAAAACTTTTCTTATGTCAACAGAGACATTGGTTGGCAAAATAGATTGTTATCAACAAATGGTTGCTTATACAATTGCTAAAGCTTTAAATATTAATGATTTAAAATATATTAAAGATGAATTATTACCAAAATATTTACAATATGATGTTAGATTATTAAAAGATATTGAAAATGAAAATAATATAGATTTACAATTAATTGGAAAAAAATATATAGATATGGAAGTTGAATATTATGATTTATACAGAAATAAAAACTTTCCAGATAAGTTTGAGAATTTAAAAGATCTTAAGAAGTGGTTAAAAGATAATAATTTTTGTATATTACCAAATGGATTAATAATCGATCAAAATAAAGATGATGCAATTATTGCTAAGATTATTAGCGATATTATGGAGTCGAGAGATAAATATAAAAAACTTATGTTTATTAACTTAGAGAAAGGTAATGAGAATCTATATAATATATATAATGTATATCAAACAGCTGTTAAGATTATTAATAACTCGGTCTATGGTGCAACAGCTAATGAAGGTTTTAGATTGTATAATTTAGATATATCAGAAGGAATTACTACAACAGGACAATTATTAATAAGAACATGTTCTTATTTATTAAATAAATTTTTAAATAATAAAGTTCAAGCTGAACAAGAAAAAGATTATGTTATAACAAATGATACTGATTCGATTATATTTACTTTAGAAGATATTGTAAATTATAGTCCAACTGAAAGAGATCCAGAGATATTAAAAGAAATCTCAAATATATCAAAAGAATGTCAAGATTATATCAATGAATCGATATATTGGATATGTCGTGATATTTTTTATAAGTATAAGGTAAATAAATCTAATAACTTTTTAACTATAAAAAATGAATGGTTAGCTGATACTGGAATATTTGTAGCAAAAAAAGCATATGCAATACATATTATATACAATGAAGGAGTACCTGTAGATAAGTTAAAATCAGTTGGTATATCTCTACGAAGATCAAGTACTCCAAAGGCGTTAAAGCCATTCTTAGAAAATGTATTATTAAATATATTAAGATTGAAAAATAAAGAAAGTATAGATGCTTTAATTGTACAAGAGTGTGAAAGATTGAAGAATGAATATCAACTTCAAGATATGGCTCTCCCTATATCAGTAAATAATATTGATTCATATGTTAAAAATCTTCCTGTACATATAAGAGGAGCTAGAGTATGGAATGATTACTTTGCTGAAAAAGACACTGATAAGATTAAAACTGGTAAAGTGAAATATATATATGTAAAGCGTTGGGAGAATAATGAATTGAATTTAAAGAAAGAATATGTAATATCTGTACCGGACGGAAATCATTATTGGCAATCAATTGATGGAAAGTTTGTTGTCGATTATGATAAAATGAAGGAGAGATTAATTATTAAACCAGTAGAATCATTTTATAACGCATTAGGTTGGCAATTGCCATTTGAAGCGACCGCCAAAAATAGCGGTGTATTTAATAAGATTACAACTAAAAATAAATCTAATAGAGTGAAATTTTTAAATTTAAATTAGAGGAGATAAAATAATGACACAGAAATATATTATTCATGAAAACTGCGATTTATATACGTCCCATGGTAATATTCAAACATACATGATATATGATAGTTTTAAAAAAGGATTACTTGGACCAGACTTCAAAGTAGCCGGTTTTAAACCCAACGGTGAAGAGACATCAAATATTCTTGATATGCAAGAAATAGATGCTGCTGTTGGTGTATTAATCAGAGTATCTGGGATGGGACTTCAAGACCACAACATTGTAGTTTATCCAGGTCAAAAAATAATGACTCCAGACGGTAGAGCTGTGGATGTTGAAGATTTCTCACCTAATAATTATGCTGTTACTATAAATGGTTTTTTAACAGTTGACTACGTAGCCAATTTAAATGATGATGATTTACAAAAGTTTTATATTATTGAATTAAACGATAACATGAAGACTCTATTTGTAAGTAATATTATCCTGTTTTCTATGGAGGAAAGTAAGAAAGTAAACCCTTTTTTAGACTGTACTCAGCAATAGCTGAAGTACTTAAAAAAACCAAAAGGTGGTTACGTATGTCATATATAGGAATGAGTAATTATACTAGATCTAAAGGTAAACAAATATCACCTCATTTTACGATCGATGAGTTCAGATGTAAACATTGTGGCGAAGTTCTTTTAAATAAAGAACTACCAAATAAACTTGAGGAATTAAGAACATATCTGGGTGATAAACCAATTAATATAATAAGTGCATACAGATGTTTATCAAGTAATTATTCTATTGGGTCATCAAATTCGAGTTTACATACAAATGGAAATGCAGTTGATTTTGTGCTTGATGGTGAGTCAAATGCCATCGAAGTATTGTTAAAAGTAAAAAATATTTTTAATCGTGCTGGTCTTTGTCAATCTAAATATGGTGAAAATTCTTTTTATATTCATGTTGAAATCGGAACACCAATGTGTTATTGGCTCTCGTATTATGATAAATATAAAAAGAAAAAAGTTTATGTTTACTTTAAGAATATAGACCATTTATTAGCAGCTATACGAAAAGATACACAAATTGATTGGTTTAATGCGGTGATATAAATTGGCTGAAATAAATTTTAATGAAATCTTTCATCAATTAGAAGATAAACCATTATTAAGAGAGTATGTTAATGAAATAATAGAGCTTTATGGTATACCTTGTAAGCTTTACAGATGGGAAGGAATTCAAACTGCTCTAGATCCATTATATCAAGATTCTCCTACTGTATATCATAAAGATGATGACTTATATCATGTTATAAATACTCATGTATATGTTGATTATAACAGATTTAATGAAGTACTCAGAGCTTATGGACATGGTATTGAACCAGAAACAACGATATATGGAGTCATGAAATTTGATGATCATCCTAAAGAAGATGATATTGTTGAACTAAAACTTCCTTATGATGATAGATTATATAAGTTCCAACTTGGTAGTACTGATGTCCACCGTGATATTTGCTACAGTGTTGTACTTAATATTTACCATCAGGACAGAAAGGAGTTTGGTATACGTTGAATTATGATCGATTAATTGCAGCATTAAAATTTAAACAACAGAGAAATTCAACATATTTTATTGTAAAATCTGACTTTACAATTCAAGACCAAAATATAAAGATATATAAAGGTGGAATGTTATTATTTTCTGATATTCCAGCTGAAAACGATCAACATTTATTTATGCATATTATTTATAAAGTTAAACCATTAAGTAGTGATATATCAGTGACCACTGACAACGAAGGATTAATAAAGATGAAATATATTGATTTAGCTAGCTTAATTATAGCGGAAAAGATAGAAGCGCGCTATACAGATGTAAATAATATAGATAGAGAAATATATGATATTATTAGTTAAGATTAAGGAGAATTAATGGATGATGAGAGTGGAATTGTTATATTATACGCCGATTGAAGTGGCGTTGAAAGCGGGTTTAGTTTGTACAAATTCTGATAGTAAGATCGCAAACTATGATGCGACTGAATTTTTGAAGAAATTGGTGTCACAAGGCCATACTAGTGTTATTGAGCATATTAACTATAGTTTCTTTATAGATGGAATATCAAGAGCCCTGCTTCAAGAATTAGCCAGACACAGACATATATCATTGAGTGTGCAATCGACCAGGTGGGCATTACATAAGACAACTCAAGTCGATCATATGTTTTCAGAAGATGAAGAGTTAATAATGAAAGACAATGATAAATCTAAAATTCTTATCGGTCTGAAAAATACATCTAATACTTTAAAAGAACAAATAGAAAATGCTTCAAAACATGGTATACCTAATGACATTTTGAAGTACTACATACAAGAATCGACGACTACTAAGTTAGTATTAACATTAAATGCTAGAGAATTACGCCATATTTTTGAACTTAGAACTAGTCCTAGGGCTTTGAAGGAGTTTAGAACATTGTGTCTAAGAATTCTTAGTATTATTCCTCAAAGTCATAAATTTCTATTCGAGGAATTCTTTACTTAATAGGAGGTTACACTTGTGTCAGACAAGTTGTTTAATATTATTAAATCGACGCTTAAAACTAAACAAAGGTCTACTGGTTTAATTGAAGATTCTTCGATTAAATTTGGTGGTAAACCATATCCTAGAAGTGGTTGGGCTATATTTACATGTGGTGGGCCAGCTTCTGGTAAGTCGTATACTATTAGAAATCAGTTTTTAATCGATGCTAAGATTTTAGACAGTGATATTTTTAAAGAATTATATGTTAAATTATTGGAGAAGATGGTTAGTAGTCCTGATATAGATCCAGAGACTAAGAAACAAATTTTAGAGCCATTCGACGGCGACTTGCCTGACATGAGGAATCCTAGACACGTCGACACATTACATAGATATGTTACTTTAGAGAAACGATTATTCATTAAAGCTTTTAAAAGTTTTTTAAAAAGTGCTGGTAGTAAATTACAAAATTTTGTAATAGATACCACTGGCAATGATATCAACAGTCTTATCTTAAATGCTCATATGTTTAAAGATTTAGGTTATAATGTAGCTTTAGTGTGGATTATAACTAGCATTGACTTAGCTAAAATACGTAATAAAACTAGAAATCGCGTAGTAAATGAAGAATATTTAGAACAAGTTCATAAAAAAATTTTGAATACAATACCTAAGATCGTTCGAGAAGGTATGTTAAATGTTTTAGACGAAATGTGGATTGTGTTTAGTAAGAACATAGAAGGAAGTGATTTTCGTTCTAAATTTAAAGACACTGCATTTAAATTAGAGAAAGTTAATGGTAGCTTTGAATTGACAGACGAAATGTTACAAAAGATTACGCAACATGCTACAGGTGGTAGAACTCCAGATGACTAAACCAATAGAACGAAAATATGATATTAATAAGAAAAAGAAGAATAAAAAGAAGAGTAGTGGTTTTATAACTCAAGTACCACATGATCCTGTTATGTTAAGTAAAGATGAGTTATTTAATAACACTAAAAAACTACTACTATCTGAAAAGAGCTTAAATCCTGAGATACTTGAACTGGCTAAACAAATAGAAGATTTGAATAAACATCAAAAAATTGGAACCGTAATAATTAAAAATAATAGACAAATTCATATAAAGACAGATTTAAATAGAGTTAAATTATTGAAATATTTAGCTAAAGAATTCAATGGTACATATGTCGATACTCCAAACAGCATATCATCTGTAGGTTATGTAGAGTTACCTAGTAATATAAGGTTAGTGGCTAAGCCAAATAAGGCACATAGTGCTGGTGTATTAAATGAAAAGATATTAGGTGATATAATAAATAAATATTGTGCTTCTGGCCCAATTAATATCAAATTTGTTGGGAAGAATAAAGTATTTAAATGTGTCGGAGTTATGAATTGTAAATTAACAGGGACAACTACTAAAGGTCGTCGTAAAGCTGATTTAATACTCCAAGGAAATTTAGAATATCCAATATCGCTTAAAAAGGATAATGCTGAAGTATGGGAATCTGCAGATAATTATATGGGACGACGGGCAAGAGCAATTTTAGATGAGCTAATTAAAGATGGTAGAATAGAGCTTAAGCTAACTGATAAAGGTGTATATTACTTAAAACCAAACGTGGCTTTCTTACCATCTATAGATGAGAAAAACGATGTTGTGTTTGGTAGTGATATATTACCCAATGGTGCAGTTATAGTTAAGAGTTTTGATTCTGAGAGTATTGTTAGTATTGATGATAATGGTTGGCTTGAGATATCAGTTACAAAAGTAATCACAAGTTTAAAAGATTTAGATGAACATGATGATGTAGTTTTCTTAGTTAGAAATGATTCATCAAGAAATCCAAAAGGGTTAGGATACAAAGGTTTGAGAGTATTAGCAGTTTATCGTAGTCGTTTAAATAAAAATATTTTGATTTATAATAATGTTAAATAAAATTCAAAGTTATAATATATGATACCGAAATATATTTCGGAGAACATAAAGGAGTGATTATATTGAAGTACAGTGTTGATATTCATGAAATGGTATTTCCTAAGTATGCAAAGTTACAATTTAAAATTAATCGAGCTGGAAATTTAACATTAGTTGCAGCACCATCGTTTACACCTGGTAAATTACCAGATGGGTTGAAGCCTGGGCAAATACCTAAAGGAACTAGAATATTTGATTATGATTCACAGATAGTTGTATCACTAACATTTCAAGATTGTTTAAACATTATAGAATTTGCTAAATCCAGAAACGTTGCTAATACAGTTGAGCTATTCAGAAATAGTGATAAATATAATAAAAAGGTAACTATCTCGTACTTTCCAGACGAAGCCGATGCTTTGAAACCTAAGTTCGTAACGATCTGGTTCAATTCATCAGAAGCCAGTGGCAAGGAAATTAATTTTAAATTACCATTATCATTATCTAATTTGGATGAAATTGCTGAGTTAATTAAATCTTATGTAAATAGTTTTGCTATGATAAAGTTATTTTGTCAAGAACAACTACAAGAATAATATACAATAATTAGCCATCATTAAAGGGAGTCACACCTATAGATGAAGGTGAACTCAAAGGGGAGTTAAACTCCCCTTTTTTAATTGTCAAAAAAATAAAAAGGTCTATTTACAAAATATTAGTTTATGATATAATTATATATGCGAGTTAAGTAGATAGAGATAAAGATGTAGGTAGTTTTGAGGTGAATTAATTTATGATTAAAGTCGGAAAAAAATTCAAAGGAGCACTTCCATATATTTTACCTGAAATTATTGATATGGTGAAAATACATAATACTATAAATGATAGAAGTTTTGAACCAAATTTTCGTTGCATAGCTATAGCCCTCAATGGTTCAAAACTTGTAGAATATGGTGAGAATAAATCAAAAACTCATCCATTTTTAAAAGAAATGTATCATGATAAAAAACTTATGACAATCCATGCTGAAGCGGACTTAACTATGAAACTTTTAAAAAAAGAATTAATTGACAGTATCACTGATATAGTAGTTTTAAGGGGTACCCATAATCTTCTTTCATCTCATCCATGTAGTATATGCTATACTCTATTTAAAATATATCTTGACAAAACCAGACTTTGGTGGTGTGATATTAACAGTAAAAAATGGAAGGTTAAGATTATTAATAGTTAATTAAAAATACAGGAGGGATAAAGAATGGGAAAGGGATATATTGTTAACGCATTTAGTATTAATATGTTGGACAGAAATATTTTTCCGTGTTCTGTATCGATTGATGATTTAACACCATTCACTAGTAACATTAAACAAACTATTACTAATTTTATTAAATCTGGTTATAAGAGTTGCATTGGTCATAAAGATTTGGCTAATATTGTGGGTGTGGAGTTTAATCGTGAGACTGTTATTCTGGAAAAAGGTGATATGGCCATAGTTGTACAATATATCGGTGAAAGACTTCCAGAAGGAACTACTGAGCTTCCTGAAAATGCTGAAATTAGACTTTATCGGGTAGTAGTTAATTAAATTAATAGTATTAAAAAAAGGAGGAGATATCTCCTCCTTTTTTATTATATTTAAATAATATGAAAATTAATGGAGCTCAATTATTTCGATTTCGCCTGACATAGTGTCCGCAACATACATCTTATTAGTGCTGTCAATGTTAAGTATCAACATACCCTTTGGAAATTTAACTTTCCCACTTCCTAAACCATATATAAAAAGAGGATCTTCTTCTTCGATCCATGACGCATCAAATTTAATTACATTTGATGTATACAAATCAGTTAAATAGAAATTAGTGCCATCAGTCTCAAGGCTAATTACAGGAAATGTTCTTGTAGTTAAGGATAATTGCCCCAAATTGTTATATTCATGTCCAACATATTCATCTAATTTCTTAATTACATAAGGATCAGTTTCATCACCATCATCAAAGCTGACAATCCTATTATGACCAGAATCAGCAACATACATTATGTTATTATAATAATGTATGATATCTGTTGGATAATATAATCCACCATCATCTCCATGACCTAGATAACCATAGTTCATAACATGACTAAACATTATATCTGTTTCTGCTCTCCAAACTGATATTCTATGGTTTCCTGTATCAACAACATGCAAATAACCACGGTTGTCAAGTGCCATTCCACTAGGTTGATTGAACTGTCTGTCACCTGATCCAAAACCACCAAGTGTAATTACTAGTTCTAAGGTATTAGCATTGTATACTTTAACAACATGGTTAAATGGATCTGAAACAAACAGCTTCTCAGACATACCGTCAACTACAACTAAACCTTCTTGTATTACTTCTTCTACTGCTGGTTTTATAAGAACATCTGGAAAAGCAAATGTCTTTTCATTAAAATTAAACCCAGTTATAACATTATTAGGAACCGTCAAGTCATCTAAACTACTATATACTTTAACTATGTTGTCACCAAAATCTACTATAAAAAATCTATTATCACTGCTTATAGCTAAATTAACTGGTTGAAACATGTTTTTTATACCACCTTATCGTAATATTTTTAAATTGCTAATAAATCATCTAAGTCTAAATAAAAAGATGTTGTTTCTTTTAAAACAACAATAATATTATTAAGTTTAGTATTAGCTATAGATTCACTGGTAAATTCAACTCTTTTAATTTCTATTCCATCATTATATATAATTATAAATTTACCATCTCGTTTGATCATAAGCTTAGATCCAATATATAATATATTATCTAACTTAACACTGAACATAGACATATTCTCCTTTTGTTTATCTAAACTAATCTATATTAAATTTAAAACTTCAATATTTTTACTATTGTTTATTTTATCTTTATTTCTGGTATAGATGGAGCAATTCTCTTTAAATAATTCAACTTAGTAAAGATACAATCGGAATCAGTCCAGACTTCTTGACCAAATTCTTCTGGATCGGTGGTTATAGATGATCGCACATTAAATTGTTCTATAGTTACTTTTTTGATCCCATTGGCTTTAGGATTAAACAAATCGTCTAAGAATTGTATAATATCAGTTGAACCACGTTTTTTCATTTCATATAACATTCTTATAGTAGTATGTATTACATCTGTCATATAATCTAATGTATCTTCGTATGGATCCTCAACTGAGTATTCTTTGATAACTTTATTAATAATATCATCGACATATGGTTTGAGTTTTGTCGACAATCTATTAAAAATAGCAATTATGCTAGCATCACTACCATACTTGGCAGCTTTTTTTAATTCAGTGTAAATATTAGCAAATTCAGTACTCTTTTTACCAGTCTTGATAGTAATCACTTCGTCTATTTGTTTGCCAAGAAATTCAAAAATACCCATTAATAATTTTTCATATAATTCTAAACTATATTCATTTTCAACAAGAAAATTAAATGACCCCCATAAATCTCCAGAGGGACATACTCCAAGATTAGCACCGTTCCTTGGTAATACCGTGTACACGTTTATAAATGATTCAGGCTCATCATTAGTGAACATAACAGCATAACTCGTACTAGTTGAACAAGTGAATGACCTGTTTCTAGGAGGATATCCTCTCCATGATGGTAAAACACCCGAGAATAATCTAGTATACAAATTATATTGTGCATTTTCTGAAACCCGTAGACCGGGTTTAAGTAAACTGCATTTTTTAATTATTCTTCTATCGGCATCACCTACTCCGCGAAAAATTATTTTTCCCTCTAAAAGTTTTTTGTACGCTGACGAAAATTCAGTTTGAATTAATTCTTTTAAATCTTTTAGTCCTAATGGAATATATTTAATTCGATGTTCATCTAGAATATCACCAGTTTCAGTTGTAGCAGTAGCAGCAAGTATACCATATGCTTGTTTAAGAATAGAGTTAATATCTTTCATTATGTTTATCACCTTTTAACATTAATAATATTTATTTTAATTCTAAATGTTTCATTTTGACAAACAAACATTTGGCATCAGTCCATAATTCGTGCCCAGTATCACTAGCTCTATTTGTTATAATCGATTTTATATTATAATTCTCTATAGATGTAAGTTCAAATCCATTTAATCTCGAGTTTAGGATATTGTCTAGATATTCTAGAAGATTAATAGTATTGTATTCTTTAAGTTCTTTTAGAAATAACAAAACATTACGTCTGTCAGTAGCACTAAAGTTATAGTTCTTAATAATTGGATCATTTGTTTCAATTATATCAATTATTTTATTATAATATTTTCTTAAATTACTAGATAGTATAGTTAGCAATGCGACTATATTAGCATTACTACCATATTTAAGAGCATCTTTTAATGCTCTATGTAAAGCAGCTAATTCAATACAACGTTTAGGAACTTTACTGGTATTTTTTTGAGTTTCATAAACACAGAGTTCATACATTGTCAGGCTAATAAATCGTATAAATTCCATAAATGCATCTTGAAATTCATTCAAACGTCTAAATTTTATACTTCCTTCTTCTAGTTCTTGAATCCTAGGAAATGCTAATTGAATAGTTGACCTTGGACATACACAAATACTCGCGTTGTTCTTGGGAAGTACAACATATAATTCATATAGCTCGTCGTTTCTGTAGGAGGATCCAGCTAAGCTGAGCGCTTTACCAGTACTCGATGTACAGATAAAACATTTATTTCTAGGTGGATACTCCCTCCATGATGGAAGAATACCTGAGAATAATCGAGTATATAAATTATTCTTAGTAAAGAATGCAGTACGATTACCAGGTTTTAATATACAATATTTTCCAATCTGCTTTTTAATTCTATCATGTACTCCTCTGAACATACCTTTACCATTTAAATATTTATTATAAGCAACTGAGTATTCGGTGTCTAATAACTGCTTTAATTCGTCATCACTACCCACCGTAAAATATTCAGTACTATATTTATCTACTCTTTCTCCTGGTTCAGGTTCAGTTATATCAGCAAAAATATGATTTACATTGCCTAAAATAAGATTAATATCTTTCACATCGTCGCACCTCTCCCGATATTGCCATAATAATTACTTTAGTGATTCTAGAAACGGTTTATTAACAAATAAGCATTCTGAGTCAGTCCACACTTCTTGACCACTTTCTCCAACTTTTTTCGTTATTAATGCTTTAATATTATAATCTTCTATCGTTACATTTTTAAATCCGTTTTCTTTTGTATTTAATATTATGTCTAGATATTCTAGGAGATTAGTAGTATTATATTTTTTTAGTTCTTTTAAAAATAGTAGAGCATTATATCTATCTTTAGCTTTAAAGCCACGCGATTTTAAAACTGGATCAGCTTCCTCTATAATATTTATTAAATCATCTATATATTCACTAAGATATTTAGATAAAATATTGAGTATACTGATTATACCTGCAGTTCCACCCGAGTCTAAAGATTCCTTTAGTAATCTACGTATACGCAATAAGCCAAAATATTTATCTCTAGCGTCTTTAGAAATATTTTTGCCAGCTTCTCTGATTTTTAATTCATATATTATTAAAGTAATAAATCCTATAAAATCCATAAAACCATCTTGAAAATCATTTAAATGTTTAAATTTTACGCTCTTTTCTCTCATTTTTAAGATTTTTGGGAATGCGAATAAAATGTTTGAAGTTGGGCATATACAAATATTTGCTCCATTCTTAGGAAGAAGGACGTATAAATTGTCCTCCCATTCTTCTACTCTCATAGCCCAACGCGCATATACAAGCGCTTTACCAGTACTTGATGAGCCTATGAAACAATTGTTTCTAGGTGGGTAATTTTTCCATGACGGTAAAATACCAGAAAATAATCTAGTATATAAATTATTTTTCGTAAAATACGCAATTCGAATACCAGGTTTTAAAACACTATATTTGCCTATCCACTCCGCGTCATTAGGATATACACCTCTAAAAATAGCCTTGCCATCTAAATACTTTTTATAAGCAGTTGAATATTCAGCCTGTAACAGTTGTTTAAGTTTTTGGGTATTATCAACTGGAATTTTCTTTATCTTATATCTTTCTGGTTTTTTTCCTGATCTTGTTTTAGCCGTATCAGCGAGAATATTATTTACATGGTTTAAGATATCATTAATATCTTTCATATATTTGCACCCCATAATACATTTTATTATACTTACTTTAATGATTCTAAAAATAACATGTTAACGAATAAACATTCAGAATCAGTCCAAACTTCTAAACCAGTTTCGTTAATATTACGTGTTGTAGATGATTTAATATTATAGTTCTCGATTTTTACTTTTTTAAAACCATTTGTCTCGGCATTAAGTATAATATCTAAATACTCTAATAAATTTGTCGTATTATATTTTTTCAATTCATTTAAAAATATTAGAGCATTATGTCGATCGGCTGCTTTAAATCCATGTTTTTTTAAAATTGGATCATTTTTATTGATTAAAATAATAATATCATCAATATATTTATCTAGATAATTAGACAATATATCAAATATAGTAACAATGACAGCACTACCACTATATTCTAATGCATTACCTAGTGTTTTCCATATGTTAGCAAGTTTAGAATATTTTTTAATATCATTAGGCACATTTTTATTAATATCTTTTACAGTTAGGTCATATAATATTAAGCTAATGAATCTAATGAAATCCATAAAGACATCTTGAAAATCTTTTAAATATTTAAATTTTGTGTTTTTAAAACCTAATTTTTTAATAGCCGGAAATGACCACCATAAATCTGATTTTGGACATATACCTATAGAGGCACCATTCTTAGGAAGTACCACATATATATTGTTCTTCCACTCATCAAGTGTTGCAAACATACTCGTAAACTCTAATGCTTTACCGGTGCTTGATGTACAAATAAATGATCGATTTCTTGGCGGAAAGTCCTTCCATGAAGGTAGAATATCTGAAAATAATCGAGTATATAAATTATATTTTACATCTTCAGAGGCTTTTAATCCAGGTTTTAAAATACTATATACTCCAATTTTTTTAACAGCATTTTTGTTCACTCCTCTGAAGATACCTTTTCCATTTAAATATTTTTCATAAGCAGATGAATAATCGGTTTTTAATAGTTGTTTCAACTCTTTAATATCTTTAATTGTAGTTTTCTTTATCTTATTTTTCTCTGGTACATTGCCAGATTTAGATTTAGCCGTTCTAGCGAAAATAGTATTTATGTCATTCAAAATAAGATTAATATCTGTCATATTAGAATCTTCCTTAAGTTAATAACAACTCAAATTAATAATAATTAAGAACATTATAATATCGCTATATTTAATTTAACTTTTACATTGATATGTATATGATAAAAAAAAAAGAGGGAGACTTAATCTCCCTCTTTTTCATTATTAATTATTGTCTCTACTATATAGTTCCGTCGACATTCAGAACTCCGTAGTAGTCAGGACGTAGTACGCCTAACCAGTAACGGGTTCTTGCCATGACTGAAGGCATTCCTTCAGAGTAGTAGATTGGGTGCAGCTGTACAGGTACATAAGGTGCATATACAGCACCAGTATCCTCAGGCTTGCTACCCTTAAATCCAAGTAGAATCTTATTATCAGGGCATAACGGTGAAGTAAATACTTTGTATACTCCAGCAAGCGTTCCGATGTTAACAGTTCCAACGTTCATCTGATCAACAGGTGTACCATTTCCACTGAACTGCATTAAGCTCTGGAAAATAGTAGCTGTTACAGGGCTGCAGACCAAGAACGTTGCTCCAGAAACATGAGTTGCTTGGTAGATATAGTTGCTTAGTTTATTAATCTTTGGCATAATAGTTTCATACCATTGATTAATACCTCTAGTCCAAGTCATGGGCATCGTAGCATCCCAAGAACCACTTACAGTAGCCTTATTGAACAGCATCTCAAGTACTTCGCTATCAACTTCAGTTAAGATAGTTGTAGTTAAGTAATCAACCATCTTATCTTCAAAGTTCTCACCAAATTCATTCTTATAGTCTTCCATAAGTTCGAAGCTGTAAGTAGCACCTAGCTTACGCGTCTTAGCTTCAACCGCGATCTTAGTAATTTCAAATCGCATTGTGCTGTAAGTTTTATTAGCACCAAATGGTATATTCTTTTGAATATCTTCTTTATACGAAAATCTAAGTTCAAGCTGTACAGGAGTATTAGCGGAATCCGCGTTAGTAATATTAACAACATATTTTTGCGTTTTAGGATCGACAACACCCACAATTCTATAAGCAGAACTTATTGAATGAATAACCCCACTTCTATCAACTTCAGCTATCTTTGTCCACGTTGAGCTGGAAATATCAGCGTTGCCAACTTCGATAAAGAGAGTTCCCTCAGAGGGTATCTTTGTAAGAGTTCCATTAAAACTTACATCACTATTATTAGTTGCAGGTGATAGAATATCATCCGTTACATTTGTTTGCGGTGTTGAATAGGTATTATCACCTACACCCCAAGGATAGATGTTTGTAGTATTTCCTTGTAAATCTTCGATAAATGCATCTAAAAATCGAATCCACGTTTTACTCCACAGTTTTCACTATGGAACGGACTATATCTTCAAGCACCTATCTAGTACTTGTCGGGCGCTCTAGGAGGTATTATTGCTTGTACTAGCTCAACCTCTAGTCTCTGAACCTTCTCCATACTTTAATGTACTTTCAGGAGCTTGGCTGCTGGTTATCCATTGTTACATCTCTTAGTTTTTTAAACTTTCAAGCTTGCCGTTTTCGGCTACTTTGTAGTACTAAGAGCTTTAGGAACTCCCAGCAATTCACCCGATTTTAAACGAGCTAGATAATTAACCCGTTGGTCCATTTAATGGCTGCACTGACAGAATTTGATTAGCTATCAACTTTGGGAACAAACGTCGAACGAGAGGTATAACAATCTTAGGGAGATATACCATGTTCTGCATTACAGTGTCAGCCAACAGAGCATTTCTAGTATTAGCCAAAACAGTTTTTAAGTTCTTTTGTGTCTCTCTGTCAGAAATTCCACCCAGTAGCTGTTTTTCAACTCTAGGCCAGACTTTTTCAGACAGGAGAACAGTGTAGTCTTTTTTATTCATGTTCGAATTACACTCCTTATATAAATATTTAATTGTCAAGTTTCAAATGTCAATCATTTAATGATCATTGATGCCTGCAATCCGTAGAATCTCAGCACTCATCTCGTCGATTCCATCATATCGTCTGTTAGAAAGTAGTGTTGAGTTAGCAACCTTTCCCTCTTTGTTCAATACATTTCTAGGCTTAGATACAACACTTTTTGCATTTCTACTCTTTTTAAATTTAGTTTTACTTACATTTGCTAAAATAGCATTTTGGACTTTATTGATTGTATTAACTGCAGCCATTACCGCTTGTGGATCTTTAGCTTCAACGATCGAAGATATAATCGTCCTGTATTTTTTAGCTATCTTCTTAGCCGTAACTGGAGATATCTCTCTTTTCTCTACTTTTTCACTTAAATCTTTGAATATAGAACCAAGAATACTATGTGCTTTCTTCAAGCTGTTTTCCATTTTTTTAGCTTGTAAATATTTAAGACTCAATTTTTGCAAATCAGCTTTTTTATCAGCAATAATTGAATCTTTTTCTTTCATCGTATCAACTAGTTCTTTTACAGTACTCTTAGTTAAGTTATCTTTAATCATTTCTAATGCCAATTCTTTAGCCAATAAACCATGTTCAAAGAATTTTTCTACTCTATCTTTATATCTTCTTCTTAATGAAGCCATGGCTGGGTAGTAGCTTTCAGATAACTCATTATCTTCCTCTTCATCCTCATCAATATCGACATCTTCTTCATCATTAAATTCCTCATCTTCATCTTCTTCATTCTCTTCTTCTCTTTCATCTTCTAAGACCAATTCATTGAAGAAGTCTTCGATTAAGCCTAGGATGTTTGGAAGTTCGATTGAATCTAGAACTTCAACTTTTTCTTTATCATCCTTACTTATCTTAACATTAAATTTTTTGCCATCTTCAGTTTTCTCAATATTGATCTCTAGACCTAGAAAATTGTAGTCTGGATTCTCATCAACAGCTTCTTCAATTTCTTCTTCTATCTTATCTTGTACATCATCCTCATCTTTATCTTCTTCATTTATATCATCATCAGGTGAAGCTTCGTCATCGAACATATCCTTAAGCTCTTCATCTTTCTTATCTTCATTTTCATCAGAATATATTATATCATCATCTTCATATTTCTTACTATCTTCCATAATTTTGGCAAAAGCCTCATCCACCGCCTTTTGCACTAAATCTTTATCGATATTCACAATACTTCCCACCTTTGTAAAACTTAGTCTTCGATGTCATTGAGCACATCAGTCACAGTCTTCAGATCATTTCTTAATGCATCAATGTTATCGATTATTTCTTTTATTCTCTTATCGATACTTTCTATTTTACGATTGAATTCATTTATTTCCATATCTTTGTTAGCGATAACTGCTGCATACTTCAATTCAGCTTCATTAAACTCCCTTTCAATATCTTGCTTGTCGACCAAGTTCAGAGATTTTCTCATGAATTCATTTAAATCCATAATAGTATACACCTCAATCTAGATTAAATTATCTTTTTGCATTTTTATATATTTGCTTAACTACTTTCATCACAGCTTCAGCTACTATCGCTTTAAATTCATCCTCAGTGACAGTTATTCTCTTATTCCTAAAATCACTATCTAATTTGTAAACTGAAGCCATTATGGATTTAACATATGCGTCCGAGTAAGCTGGATTATGTACTGCGTCATAAGTAATAAGAGTAAA